AGGATTAGATAAAGCATTTTTAAAATATCCTTCTGTTGTTGAATGTAGCTTATTAGGTGTGCAAGAAAAACACTTCATGAGATTTAAAAGATGTATGATTGATAATGTAACAGTAGATTATACTGGTGGTGGTGCTAAAGTAGGAATTATTAAAGGTGGTGTACCAGCTTCTATTACGCTTAGTATATCATTTAAAGAACTTTCTATTCAAACTGCAGATGATTATGAACAATTATTGCCTTCTGGAGTTACAACAGCGTCAGCTGAAACTCCAAATGAAAGTGATTTTCAAGAAGTAGGTAACCCAGTACGACCAGCAACTACTTCAACAGGAACAGGAAACCCATAATGAAATACTTCGAAAAATTTCCAATAATTAATTATCAAGGTCGAAGAGTACGTGATATTACTCGTCGAACAGCCTTTAAAAGAGCAATTGCAAATAATCCTTATGTGTATTATCCTTATACTGTAAAAGAAGGTGAGCGCGCTGAAGATGTCGCAAGATTCTATTATGGTTCTGTTGATTATGTTTGGTTAGTTTATATGGCAAATAACATTGTTGATCCTTATCATGAATGGCCAATGGATCCTCAAACATTTAATGATTACCTTGTAGAAAAATACACAGAATTATCTGGAGAGGTTGGCGAGGATGTTATTGATTGGTTAAGAGATCCTGATAATGATGAAAATATTATTTACTACGTAAGGCAGGTATAACAGATGGCAGCAGTAGACGAAATTATTTTAGCACCTGAATCGTTTAGAACGATTTATTTACGTAGAGAAGACCGTGTTATTATGCGTACAGAACAAGGTCGTAAAATTATTATTAAACGTATTATTCCTGAAGAATGGAAACCTTATAGGTTATTTGATTATGAAAACGCATTAAACGAAAACAAAAAAGAAATTTTCTTATTCGATAACAGATACACAAGTCAAATAACTAAAGAATTTGTTGCTAATATTAGCGCTGAATAAAAATTATGTCAGATTTTAGTCCTTCATATTGTGAGATAACAAAAGCTATACTTACTCCTTATGGAGCAGAAAATGCCGTGTCTCATGATATTAGTACAATTATTGGTGCTTGGCATGTTGAACATGGAATAGGTAGTGTTTCATTATCTGGAAGTATAACTGTATTAGATAATGAAGGTTTATTAGAAGGCCTTCCATTAAGAGGTGAAGAAAGTTTAGAATTAGAATTTTTATGTGCTGATTTACAAACAAAAAGAGAAATTAAAGCACAAGTTCATAAGATTAATGATGTCGCTGCATCAAATACTAATAAAGGTACAACATATACAATTCACTGGATAAGCTCACAAAGTTGGGCCGGATTTAAAAGAAGTGTTTTAAAAGCATTTAGAGATAAAAAAATATCTACTATGTGCAAAGAAGTATTTGAACAATATATTAGCAGATTAGTAGACTATAGTCCTTCAAGAGTTGAAACTTATCCCGAAGGTACTCAAGTTTGGAGTCTTCAAGGTAATCGCGAAAGAAAATTTATTCTTCAAGATACAGAAGGAAATACTAATGTTATTATACCAGACTATATGCCTACGGAGGCAATTGGTTTTCTTTTAAAAAGAGCGCATTCAAATACTAACTCATCATCTTCTTCTTGGAGATTTTTTGAAAGATGGGACGGATTTTATTGTGTAAGTGACGAATGGTTATATGAAAGAGGTATCAGCGCATCTCAAAGAAGAACAAGTCAATTTAATTATAGTGCTCAAGTTGATATGGATCCAGAAAATGCGGAAGAACAAGTTAGATCATTTTCTTCATTTAAAAATAGTGAAAGATCAAATCCAGCACAATCATTAGTAAATGGTGCATATAGAAATACAATCATAGAAGTAGACTTACTTAAGCATCATGCAAGAAGATATAATTATGGATACAATGATTCTAGACAAGGAACTCAGTTTACAGATGTAACTGGTAATAAGAGTAGTTGGGCTACAGATATTCATACTCAACAATATGCCAATGATACATTTACAGATGAAAACGCAAAACAATATATGATGATAAGAGATTACAGAGATTTTTCAAATTCAATAAGTTTTCCAGAAGATAAACATTTTAGAGATATTATTGCAAGAAGAGTTATGTATAATCATCACATGCACTCAACTGCAGTAACTGCAACAACTGACGGCCGCCTTGACGTTGGTGCGGGTGATGTAATAAATGTAAGAATACGAGAATTAAATCAAGGTTCAAATCAAATTGAAGATAACCCTCAATTAAGTGGAAAATATTTAGTGACTCATGTAGTAAATCAGTGTACAGAAGATCAACTTACAACAACTTTATCTTTATATAAGTTTGGTTGGGCTGGTGCTGGTTCAGATACTAGATCGGGTCGTATGGGAGGACAGGGATAATGAGAGGAATGGGAATACGAAATCCAATGTTTTTCATTGGAGTAGTTGAAGATAATAATGATCCGTCATTCCAAGGTCGTGTGCGAGTACGTGCTTTTGGTGCACATGGAACACACCAAGAAGTAGCCACAACAGATTTGCCTTGGGCAATTTGTGTTAGTGGTGCTTATACTGCTGATGATCCTTTACCTCCTTTAAATGCTTTTGTGTTTGGTATGTTTTTAGATGGTGATGAAGCTCAGCATCCTCTTATTTTAGGAATGATTCCAACACAATATTATGATGAGATGGATCCAGAACGAGATGGTTATGGAGTTATTCCTTTAGAAAATGGCGATATTCTTGCAAAAGGTTTTACACCAGAAGATTTTGGTGAGCACCAAAGATCAAAATCTGGAAGAGCAGAACATATCGATGAAACATATCATAGAGATGTAAGTATTAATGCCGTTCAAAATCAAAACATAGCTGGTAGTGATCAAACATGGTCTCAGCCTTCTTCAGCATATAATGCAAAATATCCATATAATAGAGTTATTGAAACAGCAAGACATCATATCGAATTAGATGATACACCTGGTGGTGAGCGCATTATGATTCATCATGATTCAGGTGCATTTATTCAAATTGATTCTCGCGGCACAGTTACAGAAAGAGCAGAAGCAGATAGATACGAAATTAATATTGGAACAAAACATGAATCTTCAGGACATCAAGTAGTTACTATTAATGGTAATGCGCATGTATATGTAAAAGGTAATAAAACCGAAGAGGTTATGGGAGATTATAAACTCTTAGTGCATGGTAACTCTGAATTTAATGTTGGTCAGAACTTGTTTATGACTTCTGGACAAAGTTTACAAGCAAGAGGTGCAACATTAAAACTCGAAGCAAACGCAGATGTAATGACGCTTTATGCAAAAGATGAAATTCAATTTGAAGCAGATAAACAATTAAATTTTGTATCTGCAAATATTAAAAATACAGCATTAATGAATTATGATGTATATTCAAATAAGAGTATTAAATTTACAACATTAAGAGATATTCATGCTCAGGCATCGAATATGGTATTAACAGCAACAGGTCTAATACCACCTTCACCTTTATCTGGATCAATTACAGGAACGCCTGGTTTTAGTTTAACAACACCATTTGTAAGTATATTATCAGCCAATGGAAGTTTCTCAGGATTATGGAATGCAGGAGTTGTTAATGCCGGTATTCTTACAGCAACAACTGGTAATATCGAAACTGCAAATATTAGTGCGTCAACAACATTAGTTGGAAACTTTGGAACAGTAAACACATCGATATTGGCTGCACCTCTACCCATTAGTTCAGCACCAGGAAGTCCTTGCGCACCTGGACCTGGAAGACTGGTTGGTATATCTGCACCTTCTATTGCATTACCAACAATACCTTTATTAACACCACCTACACAGAGTTTATTAGCTGTTCCGCCATTACCAGTTAATATATTCTCAGGATATGCATATCCATCACCTAATGGAAATATAGTTGATTTCTTTGCTGGTGTATTAACAAGTCCTTTCTCTGTAATAGGAATTCCAAACCCATTAACACAAGGTGGATATGGTATTGCAAGAGTTCAAATACCAGAACCTGTTAGTGCAGCTACAACAATACAACCAAAAGGTTATTTTGCAATGGGATATAATTCAGGTTGGTCGTCTCCTCCTGGCGATACTGCAAAATCAGATGGACAAAAAAGTTCAATATTATCTAATTTAACAAATCCTTTTGAGTCAATAGCAAGTATTGGAAATGACATAATAGAAGGATTAGATAATTTACTTAGCTTTAATTCAGATGGTTCAGTACAAACTGGAAATACCGATACAATAACGGTTGATAGTGGTACTTCACAAACTGTCGATGCAAACGGAAATATCATAGAGGGATAACATGGCAACGACTTGTGTAGACAATACAGATCAAACAGTAAGAAATAGATTATTATTATCTAATACTGGGCCTACGGTAAATTCCGAAGGTGCATATACTTTAAACCAAATTGATGTATTTGCACAAGAACTTGCTGATAATATGCTTAAAGAAGCGGAAAATAATCCGATTCAAATTGCAGAAAATAAATTTGGTAATGCTTTCTATGATTCAGTTAATTATTTAAATGGATCATTTCGTAATCGTATGCAAGGTGCTTTAGGAGATTTTCCTGATTTAGAAAAAAGATGGAACTCTGGTAATATTACAAATTTAGAAGGTGCTGATTTTTTAAATGTTAAAAATTATACGCCTGATGGAATAGTCAATGAAAGAGATTATGTAAAACTTGCTCGAACACTCGATGCATATTATAAAGATTCATTTGCGCAAAGTATCATGGGTGGCTTTTGTCAATCCATGCAAAATATCTTTCAACAAATAGAATCTTTCTATGATTTACTTGATGAAGTCAATGCAATTATTGCTGATGCGATGGCATTTATTGATAAAATTCGTTCATATGACGGACTAACAGAGCTCACAGCACAACAGATTATAGACAAAATCATTAAAGAAATTAAAGATAAAATTCTAGAAGTTGTCGATAAAATTATACAAGAAGTTGAAGATGCTCTTTCTAATTTTGATATTGAAGCAATAGTAGGTGAAATCAAAGCAGGCCAAGCTAAAGGCGTTAAAGCAATAATGACAATTAAAGAACTTCAGTGTCAAAACTTTACAAAAGAAAATAAAGACCAACTTAAAAGAAAGTTATCTAATCTAATTGACTATGCGGTAAGTCTTTTTGAAAATCCAAATTTAGAACAAATCCAATTCATGGTGTTTAGATTCTGCGCATTAGCTGCAAATATAGAATTATTACTTAGAGATATTAAAAAACCAATGGACGATTATGGATTTAGATATTCGCGCATTGTTAATAGATTAAAAGCAATTTCAAATGTTAATTCATCAACAGCTATAAGAAATGGAGGCATAAGGTTTTCAGAAGAAAAACGACAAGAATCCATAAATAGTTTAAGAGCGCTTTGGGAAGATGAAGGTAGAAGAAGAATTACTCCTACAGGAGAACAACCTGTTACTATTAAACCTATAACTGCTGCTGAATATAAAAACATTCCAAAATGTGGTCAAGTATATGAAGGAACACACGAATGGTTAAAAGTAGCACGTGGGGAAGATGATCCATTTCATAATGATAATGTCGGAATCAATGCCTATCTTAAAATTGATTTAGATGTAAAAGTATATCTGACAAGAATAAGAGATGATATAGGTGGAACATACGAAATTATTGATGGCTGGGTAAGTAAAGAATGGAATGAAGCACAAGAAAATGATCCAGATAACAGTCACTTGAGCGGTTTGGTTATAGATATTAAAAAGGACATGGATGATGTTAATGCATTCACTGAAGCTGCTTATAAACATGGTTTTAAAACAGTTGTAGAATATGACGAGCATATTCATTTAGACTTAAGAGAGTTGCCAGTAGTATGACAATAGATATTAAAACACCTGCTACTAAAAAGCAGAACTTATATTCAGATTTTAAGAAAGATCTGACTATTAGTCCTATCTCTAAAGACTTAGCGCTTATTAAAGATGAAGACGCCGTTAAAGAATCTATAAAAAATTTAGTACTCACAGATCCTGGTGAAAGATTGATGCAACCATATATTGGTGGAGGCATAAGAGGTTTACTATTTGAAAATATTACACCAGGAACACTAAATCTTATTAAAAGCAGAGTAGAAACTACAATTAAAACTTATGAGCCTCGAGCTCAGTTAATTGATGTAACTGTAAGTTCAAGTATTGACGATAATAGAGTAGATGTAGTAATAAGATTTTATGTAAGAAATTCAGATATTCCAGTCACTTTGGATTTAATTTTAACAAGGATAAGGTAAGATGGCCAGCGTAAAAACACCTATAACAGAATTGGATTTCGATTCAATTAAAACACAACTGAGAACTTATCTCAGTACACAAACTCAATTTAAAGATTATAATTTTGAAGGTTCTAACCTCAGTGCATTTCTCGATGTTCTAGCATTTAATACTTTCCAAAATAACTTTTATACTAACATGGCTCTTAACGAAATGTTTCTTGACTCGGCCGTCTTAAAGAACTCAATCGTTTCTCATGCAAAAGAATTAAACTATATTCCAAGATCACGCAAAAGCGCAAGAGCAAAAGTTCGTGTAACAATTACAGATGAATATGAAACTGCATCAACACTTACCATTCCTACATATTCAAATTTTACTTCAAACTTCCAAGGTGATTTATTTAATTTTGTAACAGATAAATCATACGTTGCAAGACGTACAGCACCTGGTGTTTATATTGCAGAAGACGTAGAAATTTTAGAAGGACAAATGCTTTCATCATTCCAAAGAGAAGGATTTATTGTTGATGAAGATGGCGTATTAAGAGTTCAACTTACAAATAATGAAGTTGATACGGATTCACTTGTTGTATTCGTCGACGCAGAAGCAACTGAAGACCAAAACGTATTTACAAGAGCAACAACCATTTATGGTGTTAAAGCGACAGACCCAGTATTCTATTTAGAACCTTATCTTGATGATAGATACTCAATTTATTTTGGTAAAAATGAATTTGGTTTGCAGCCAGAAGAATACGAAGATGTTCGTGTAAGATATCGTATTTGTTCAGGTGCTGAAGCCAATGGTGCAAATAGTTTCTCAGCATCTTTTATTGATGGAGCTACAATTAGTATTGAAACAATTGAAGCGGCACAGGGTGGTGAAGAAAGAGAAAGTATGGAATCAATTAGATACTTTGCTCCTAAAGCTTTACAAATTCAAGAACGTGCAGTAACTAATAGTGATTATGAAGTTTTATTACAACAAGCATTCCCAGAAATTACTGCGGTATCTGCTTACGGTGGTGAAGAACTTGATCCGCCTCAATACGGTAAAGTTGCGATATCAGTTTACATATCAGATAATACAACACTTATATCTTCTACGCTTGCGAATGCTTATATTAAATATCTTTCAGATAAAAGCCCATTAGGTATTGAACCATTCTTTGTTCAAACTAAATTCTATTATGCTGATATTACTGTAAATGCAACATATAGTAATAAATTAACAGATAAAAGTCCTGGTGAGCTTGAACAACTTATTAGAAACGCAATACAAACATATTCCGACGATAAGCTTGAAAACTTTAATAGAACATTAAGAGAATCTAAACTTTCAGGTATAATCGATGATGTGGATTCTGGTATTCAAAGTAATGATATTGTTATTCAACCTATTATAGAATATTCACCTGTTGTTAATGTAGAAGCAGCTCCATCATTTAAATTTGAAACACCATTAATAAAGCCATACCCATATAGAGCAGCAAATGGTTTTTCAGATTTTAAACCAGCAGTTAAATCAAGTCCATTTGATATCGCAGGAGTTTGCGTTTATTTGTCTGATGATGGTGTAGGAAATATGATGACTGTCACAGATGACGCAACTAATCCACAGATTGTAAATCCGAAAGCCGGAGTAGTTGATTATAATACAGGTTTAATTAAACTTACAAACTTCGTTGTAGAATCTTATAACGGTTCTGGAATTAAAATTATGGTAAGACCTCGTAATGCTGATATTAAAGCACCACAAGGACGAGTGTTTATAATAAGAGATAACGATGTTGTTGTAAATATGACGTTAGAAGAAGAAACATCACCAAGCAATATTACTTCAAGTTCTACTATAGGCTCATTAAGCTCAGTCTCTAGTGGTGGAAGTTATTAATTTTTAAAAAGAGAATGTACTAATGGATGTACAAAAGGATATAGCATTTTTTATCAATCAGCAATTTCCTAATATCTATAGGGAAGATGGTCCTGAGCTTGTACAACTTGCTAGAGATTATTATAAATGGCTTGAGAGTGATTCAAAACAATCTCATTATAATTCGAGAAGAATGTTCGAATATAAAGATGTTGATACAACTCTTAAGTCAATGCTTATATTCTTTCAAAAGAAATATCTTGCAGACCTTAAATTACAAACTAATGTAGTAAATATTCTCGTTAAAAATATTTTAGATCTTTATAGACGCAAAGGAACTCCCGCAGGTATAGAATTATTTTTCTCTATTTTTTATAGAGAATATGATACTGATATTATCTATCCTGCTAAAAGGATGCTTAAAGTTTCTAACAGTGTTTGGAAACAAGGTATTTACTTACAAATGTTTCCTAATGATAATTACTTTTTATCAAAAACCGATGTTGAATATACATACGCAGATTTAATATCACGTAATATTACAGGTTCAGCTTCAGAAGCAAAAGCTGCAGTTTCTAAAATTAACTTTATTATTTTAAATGGTATTAAAACACCTATCATTTATATCGATGAAGTTCAAGGACAATTTGAAAAATACGACGATATTTTTACAAACATTAATGGTGAAGTTGTTTCATTTGGTAGAATAAATGGTTCGCTTAATGGGATTACAATTGATTTAGATAATGAAATAAGAGGGACAACAGGAAATAAAATTGGTGATAAGTATTCTCTTAATTCAGAATATGGAGCTGGCGGTGAAGTTATTGTTACTGGATTGCAAGATAAACTTACAGGACAAATTGAATATGAATTAGAAAACGGTGGATATGGGTATAGTGTTAATACGACAAGACTTATTGTAAGTAATCAAACTCTTGTTTTAGATAATGAAGATTTAGAATTTACTCCGTATGAAAGAATACAAGACACAGCAGGAACAGAAGGATATGTAGTTGGTCAAAGTACTAGCGCAATTGGTGTTTATGTAACAACAGGAACAAATTTTAGAGCTGATAGAGCAATTCAAACGCTCGACAGAAATCCAAATGTCTCTTTAACTTTTGATGTATACGGTGATTTAAATTCAAGTTCACCCGGCGCACTTTTTCCTGATACATCAAATCCTAATGATGTTATCGTAGAAGGTTTAACAAATACTTCTGTTGCATCTGTAATTACAGATCCTTTAGCACCATTTTTACCAACATTAATTAATGCTCCTGATTATGAAGCTACTGCTCCTATGTCAGGTACTGCTTCACCAGTTAATTTATCAACAGCATTAGAAGATGCATTTGATATTCAAGATTTAACAATTGGTAAAATTACAGGATTCATTAATGTAAATCCTGGTGATGAGTATACAAATGACGTTTTTGCAAGAGTAAAAGACGATGTCTTTATTAACTTTGATAGAAGAAATCAAATATTAAGATTTACAGATCCAGGTGATGCTGGTGTTTTCAACTTAAATGAAATTATTACAGAAAAAACAACTGGTATACAAGGTGAAATAACAAAAACAAATACAGAACAAGGATGGATAAGTGTTATTCCATTTGATTATTATGGCTTCTCTGGATCTAATCCAATTATAAGAGCCAATGGCGATGAAATTGATGTAATTGGTAAAGAAATTGATTATAACACAAGACCTCTTGGTGATAATGCAATAATGAATACTGAAACACAATTTGCAACAGGTAGAATTGCAACAGTAGGCATTGAAAATTCTGGTTTTGGTTATGTTGATGGAGCAGATGTACAAATCGTTGATTCAACTGGAGAAATTCAAGCGGTTGGAATAATTAGTGCGTCTTCACAGGGAAGAACATCAGGCTATTGGTCAGATTATAGTTCACACTTAAATGGTTATCAAAAAACATTAGCTGCCGATGGCGAAGATGTATATTATCAATCTGGTCAAAGAGTACAAGACAGCGATTTTTATCAAGAGTATTCGTATCAAATTAAATCAACTCTTGATAAAAGTCAATATGAAAAATTATTAAAACAAAATGTTCACCTAGCTGGTTCAAAAATGTTTGGTGATTTTATTTACAAAACATTAGTTAACTTCAATACTAAACCAAGATTCTTGAGAATGTTTAATGATGATGGATCAGGTTCACCATTAGATATTGCAAACTTAGTAGATTTAGAAGCATCTGTAACAAACTTTACTGTTGATTCAACAACAGTAACTGCAGATCACGTTAACAATGGTGGGTGGACTGGTGTGGCTGGATCTGATCCCGAAACTATGGGTGTAAGTAATACAACTGGTAATTATCCAAGTACAACAACAATTACGGTAACTTAATATGGCAGTAATGAGAATACAATCAGATGGAGATCCTTATCCAGCAAGAGCAGGAGTTACTGTATTAACTAATGATGGTACAACTGCTCGCGGTGGGTTTGGTGGTGGTAATACTATTTCAGATCAAACTCACGATTTTCAGTTTGAATATAGAGGTGGACAAAATACGTCTAATCCTCATTTGACAACATTAGGAGCAATGGGTATCGCTAATAATGGTGTTGTATTATTTAATCCAAGTGCTGCACCTGGACCTTTACCAGGATCACAAATTCAACCACCTCAAGGTTTTACATATAATGCAGTATTTAATGAATCTGCGTATGGTGTAGATGCATGTGGTGGACATCCTGAGGAAAATGGTGAGTATCATTATCACTCAGGTTCATTTTTAATCAACGGTTGGAATAACGCAAAATTTTATGGTTCAAATTCTTATTATAATGATAGCAATTATTCAGGAGATAATTTTAGACATCCTGACGGACACAGTAAAATATTAGGTTGGTGTTTTGATGGCTATCCTTTATATGGACCATACAGTTATGCGGATCCTGCAGATAATACAAGTTTAGTAAGACAAATGTTAAGTAGTTGGAGAACTCTTGCAACAGAAGCGACGGGTAGAGGATTTACATATGCTCAAGAACCGGCAGGAAGTTTTATAAACGATTATGAGTTTGTAGATGGATTAGGAGATCTTGACGAATATAATGGAAGATACCTTGCGTCAACTCCTGATTATCCAACTGGAACTTACGCGTATTTTTTAACTTTTGCAAATGGTGATTTTAATACACCGGCTTTCCCATATATTTTTGGGTTAAGTACAAGAGAACAACGCGGTGCATAATCAAATAAATATTAATTTAGAATTTTAGAGGAAATGCTATGGCCAAGCAAATAATTAATATCGGAGCATCAGCAAACGATGGATCAGGAGATCCAATACGTAATGCATTCGATAAAACAAACGATAACTTTAATGAATTATATTTCGCATTAGGTAGCGCTACTAACGCTACTTCAATGTTTAATGCTCAAGGAGAACTTGATTTTCCAGGAGCCTCTCATAAAATATCATTCTATTATGATACAATAGCAGATCTTGAAGCTGTTGATGCGAGTACATATCATGGTGCAATAGGACACGCACATGATACTGGAAAACTTTATTATGCTCACAACGGAGCATGGCAACAACTTGCGAATTATTCTGACATTAGTGGAATTTCGGTAACCTCAGCATTTACAACAATATCAGTTTCTGGCCAAAATGATATTGAAGCAGATTCAGCTGATGATACTCTAACATTCATTGCGGGTACTGGAATTCAAATTACAACTAGTGATACTAATGATTCTATTACTATTACTGCAACAGGCGGTGGTGGTAGTGGATCTTCAAGTTTTGTAGGTTTAAGTGATACACCAGGAACATTAGGTTCAGCTCTTCAATACGCAAGAGTAAATTCAGCAGGTAATGCTTTAGAATTTGCTACATTACCAACAATGTATTCTAATTCTGACGTTGACGCGCATCTAAATCAAAGTAATCCAACATCAGGCTATGTACTTTCTTGGAATGGTTCAGATTACGCTTGGGTAGCACAGTCAGGTGGTAGTGGTGGTTCGGTTGCTATGACTGACATTACTGATACGACAATTACAAATCCACAAAGTGGAGATATTCTAAGTTATTTCCCAAATGATAGTACATGGAGAAACGTAACATTCACTCCATCTTTCGCAGATATAGACCAACAACCAGCAGATTCAGCTGATAAAGCGTTATTTGAAAATAGTTTCCGTAATGCAGCAACAGTATTAACAGTATCAGCAAATGGTACATCCGCATATCGTTTTGACCAATATGGAACAACAGACAATCCAACTATTTACGTAAAAGCTGGTACAACTGTTGGATTTGATATGTCTTTCGATTCAGGTGGTACACACCCGCTTAAAATTCAAACAAGCGGTGGAGCAGATTATAATACAGGATTAGTTGCTTTACAAGAAGGTAACATATACGAAGAAGCTAATGCTCAAGGCACTTATTCAGGAACATTATTCTGGAAGATACCAGCATCAATTTCTGGCAATTACAAATATCAATGTGCATCACATTCGGGAATGACAGGAACAATCGTTGTTGAAGCTGCCGCAGGTGGTGGAGGCGGAGGCGGAAGTTCTGCTACACGTAATACAGAAACAGAAACAACGGCTTCAATTGCAGACGGTGCAGCAGGTAATGTTGCTTTTGCAGATATCGGTAAATCATATGTTTTATATGAAGTTACAACTGATAAAGCAGCATGGGTACGTATCTATGATGAAGTTGCATCAAGAACAGCTGATGCAAGTAGAACACAAGGTCAAGATCCGGCTGAAGGATCTGGTGTAATCGCAGAATTTATTACAGGTGGTGCAACCACTGTTAAAGTTACACCAGGCGTATTTGGCTGGGTAGGAAACAGTGAATCAACTGTTCCAGTTTCAGTAACAAATTTAAGTGGTTCGACAGGAACCGTACAAGTAGATATAACAGCATTAACATTAGAGACTTAATAGATGGCAATCGACGAGTCATTAAAATTTTTACCACCAGAAGAACTTTATAGAGTTATTCCTCATGAAGCAGATTCTAATGGTAGAAAAAATCACTCAATCCGTTTAAGCGAAGGAACCGACTGCGACGCTTTTTGTGAAGATTTAAATTCACAAGGATTTGAATGTATTGCTAATCCTAGCATGTTTCATAGAATATGTGTATTTAAATTTACCGAAGAAGAAGCGAATACTATTTCAGAAAGAGATGATGTTGTTAGTGTAAATGTCGAACAAGATAAAGTACTTTATAGTTATAACCCACAAAATCGTAACGGTAAAACGACTGTTGAAACATACTTCGATACTTCTTATCCTTCAAGTACTTTTGATGGAACTGATTTTATTCCAGCTAAATTTTTCTGGGATACAAATACAACAGCACCAACACCAAATGGAAGGCCTTTAGGTTTCTTTAATAACGCTCAGTTTGGTGGTGGAACTCAAGAAGATACTTACGCATCAACAAATACGACTATATCTCATAATTTTGATGGAAGCACTGTTGATATTGTTATTGTAGACCCTAGTGGTGGTGCTCTTGAACAGCCATCGTGGGCTCAAGCACATCCAGATTTCAAAGACGCATCTAATAATTTTAGATTTGTTGCTGTTGATTGGGGTGATTATGATGCGGGAGTAACCAACGTAAGAAATAATCAAGTCACAAATGGTTGGACAGACTTTGGTACACACGCACTTGGATGCGCATCAGTTGCAGCAGGTACTTATTGTGGTTGGGCAAAAAACGCAAACCTTTATTATGCTGATGCGACTTATGATAATGAATTATCAATTTATGCAGCAATTCTTGCATGGCATCAAGCAAAACCAGTTAACCCAGATACAGGTAAACGAAACGCTACTATCGTAAACAATTCTTGGGGTTACGCTGATGATGTAAGAGCTGAGAATATTATACCTATCGAAGAAATTTCTTCTTTTAACGCATTTGATGATGATGGAAATCAAACAACAGTAACTAGACCAGGTGGTGGTTGGGGAAGTGATTACTCAGATTTCATAGACAACGGATTCAATGTTGTTAACACGACTGGTGCTAATGGAACTGATAAGTGGGGAATCGCAACTTTTCGTTCAAACTCTTCTAGGGATACTGTTTGGGATGCTGTTTTAAATTTCTTTAATGGTGTTAACGGGATTTATATGTTCTTCGCATCTGGTAATTCTCCAGTTGTTTTTGCAAGAACAGACCAGCCTCAGTATAATAATCAAATCTTTATGGATTCAAATTATTTTTACTATGACTTAAACGAATCCACTGGCAGTAATAAAGTTACTGCTACTGAAAACACTTATGCTCCTGTAACTGGTACAGAATATACTCATAGGTGTGAGTATCTCGGTAATCGCTATTCATTTTATGTTTCATCATATCAGTTTAGTACAACAAACCCATTAATGGAGCATTATCCCGCAAGAGGTCCAGCGATTGATGCAATAGGACAAGGAAGAGGTTCATGGTGTGCGACATCTGTTTATAATGTTAAAACTGACTCAAATGGATTTGAGTGGGGAACATTTTCTGGAACTTCAGCGGCATGTCCAAATGTGGTTGGTGCAGTCGCATTAATGCTTGATCATTATTATCATGGAGAAGGCGGAGCATCTTGGCCAAGTATCGCAGAATTAAGAACCATGATAAGAAGTACTTTCTCTCAACACCCTCTTCCATTAGTAGAAGATTTAGGAAAAGATCGTAGTGGTAATGCAGTAAGTAAAACAAGTTTTCCTGCAGCGGGCACAGAAATGTGGGGACATAGATTACAAGGTAGCTACCTTGTAAACCAAACTATGACTCAACGCACACAGTTAACAGAAAGAGTACAAGATAGAAACAGTTATAACGATAACTGGGCAGTTTCTGTAGGAGCTAACGGAACTACGGCTTATACCTTTACAGGAACTGTTGGAGCAGAAACATTTAGTAGTACTAATGATCCAATATTAGTTATAAGAAAAGGTGATACACTCACTTTTAGTATTAATGCAACAGGACATCCTATGTATATTAAACAATACAAAGGAAGTGTAGTACAAGGTTCTGCTGATGCTTATAATACTGGTGTAACAAATAATGGAACTCAATCAGGATTTATGATTTGGGCCACCGACACTGTACCTGCAGGGCTCTATTATTATATTTGTTCGAACCACGCTGCAATGGCTAATTATATTGTTATATTAAGTGAAACTGAATATTATTATTCAGGCAGTGGAATTATGGGCACAACTCCAAACACAAGAGTTTGGTTACCTTGGTCAATAAGAATGGGAACAGCAGGAAAAACAAAGCAACCAAGAAGTATAACTTATACTTCTAGACCAGCAACAGGACAAACATATCCTAGGCGGAAGATTAGAGTAGCTTAGAGAATGAAGATAAATAAAACTAACAATCAAATTTTTTCAATGAGCTTATAAAATGCCAGAAGTATTATCTAACAATTTTAAAACGGATATCACAAGATTATTCATTGATGATATTAATAACAATGATTATTTCTTGTTTGTTTCCGCTATCGATTCTTTCGATCCAGTAGATTCTAAATTTTCTAAAAATGAATTTTTAGAAAGAACTTTGTTTGGCAAAAAAGTTGAAATCAATGATATTCATTTTATGATTAGATATCATCCTTGGCAGGTTGGTCAAGTGTATGTTGAATATGATGATACAGTAGATTTAACAGATCAAAAATTCTATGCTGTTGTTGGACCTAACGATAATGAAACTGGTGATTATCGCGTTTATAAATGTTTGAATAATAATAATGGCGCAACAGTAACATCACCTCCTAATTATAATCCAACAACTACAAACCAAGTTTATGAAACAGCTGATGGGTACGTATGGAAATATATGTATGTTATTAGTGAATTACAATTCGAAGCTTATAATGCTTTAGGTTATGTACCAATTATTGGAACTTTTAATACTAATCCAACTTTAGGTCAAGGATCAAAATTATCTGATATTGTTGTTACTAATCCATTAGACAATTCTGGATATGTTAAAGAAACGGGTGGATTAATTTCATCTCCATTTTATGATGGCACTATGTTAGTAGATCCTTTTTCAACTTGGAGTCCTATTACAGGTTATTACGTTGGACAAAATATTTACACAGTAAATCCAAATGGCGTTGCAAATTTATTTGAAATACAATATTATTTTTATAATCAAAATACTGGTAACGCTGAAATACGAGTAGGTAATGAAAAAATTTATGGTAAAACACGAGGTGCAATAACTTTTGCAACTCAAGCAAATCCAGTTGTATGTACTTCAGTAGAACACGGGTTTGTAAATGGCCAATCAATTACATTTAGTAATGTCGTAGGAATGACAGAATTAAATGGAAATAACTATTACGTACAAGTTTTATCTGCAGATACATTTGCCTTAAAGGCAGATAGAGGATTAAGTACAAATGTAGACGGTACTGGATTTACTGCATATTCTAGTGGTGGAACATATATAACAGAAAGAGATGCAGTTGCTTCAGGTGTTGTTGGAAATGCTTCATTTAGTATTTTCCCAAGAGTAGATATTAAAGGAAATGGAAGAGGAGCAGTTGGTATTCCACAAATTCAAAATGGACAAATCACTTCAATCACTGTATTAAATCAAGGTAGTGGTTATGATAATATTACAGCAGAAGTTGTTGATCCAGCTTATGATTTTGATCCTGAAGATACAACAACTACTGACGTAAGAGCAGTCATAAGACCTCGTTTATCACCAGATGGTGGACATACATATAACGTATTAGAAGAATTTAGATGTAAGCATTTTAGTTTTTATGCTTATATTTCTGCCGATGATAATACTAGAATTGGAGATACAAATACTTATACAGGTGTTGGAATTGTAAGATCACCAAGTTTTCATACATCAACACCAACAATTTTTGATAATAGAATTGCCATCACAACAGACGATATAGATAGATTAACCGCAAATACAACAGTAACTCAATTAAATTCTGATAATGAAGTAGTTTTTTCTGCTAAAGTTCATGAAGTAGATGAAAGCGCGAATACGGCTTATTTAGCAGAATATATGGGTCCTTATGAAAGTAATCCAGACTCAGGAAATGGAGATACCTCTTTAGATTTAACATTACAACTTAGAAACGATACAGGTCAAACAATTACTATAAATAGTCCAGTAGCATCTAATGTTGTATTTTCAAACTATGTTCAAAGAACAGGTGAGGTTTATTTCATGGAAGATTTCTTCCCATTAGCAAGAACAGACCTATCAAGAGAAGAATTTAAGTTTGTATTGGAATTTTAAGGAAAGTAATACGATATGCCTATTAACACAAACCTAAACCAATCACCATATTTCGACGATTTTGATCTCGAGAATCAATACTATCGTGTGCTCTTTAAACCTGGGTTTGCTGTACAGGCAAGGGAATTAACACAATTACAATCAATGCTCCAAAATCAAGTGGAGCAATTTGGCGATAATATCTTTAAAGAAGGTAGTATTGTTAAAGGTTGTTCTTTTACAAATCTTGATGATCTTAGATTCGTAAAACTTATTGACGTTACAGGGTTCGATCCAACGTCTTATATTAGCAGAAGAGTTACAGAAACTATTCTCGGTCAAGAATTAGAACTTGATTATGTTTACGAAGTTACTGGTGCAAACTCTGGATTAAGAGCTCAAATTATTTCTGCTTCAAGAGGTTTTGAAACAAGACCACCAGATCTAAATACTTTTTATATTAATTATTTAACACCTGTTAATTCAGCTACATCAGATACAGAATTTAGAGCTGGTGAGCCATTAACAGTCACACTTTACAAATATAAAGTTGGTGTTACAAATACCGTATTTGCTTCAGAAACACAAAGCATTCCAGGTTTAGCTGTAACATCTCTTGCAAATCATGTAGGAAGATCTTTTGGTATTCAATCCGCTCCTGGTGTTATTTTCCAAAAAGGTCATTTCTTATTTGCTCAAGATCAAATATTAGTTGTATCCAAATATAATAATACGCCTGATGCAGTATCTGTAGGTTATTCAGTAACAGAATCAACTACTAATGCGTTACAAGATAATAGTTTATATGATAATGCAAACGGTTCAAGTAACGAAAATGCGCCTGGTGCTGATAGATTAAAACTAATTCCAAATCTTGTTGTTTTAGATACAGCAGATGCCGATGTTGACGCTGATTTCTTTACACTTATTCGTTACCAAAACGGAAACGCTATTACTTTAAGAGACGTTTCTCAATATAATGTATTAGGTGAAGAACTTGCTAGACGCACTTACGAAGAATCAGGTAACTACGTTTTAAAACAATTTCCATTATCTACAGATGATAGAGATGGTAATGTAAATGTTTTATTAGGAACAGGTACAGCATACGTAAAAGGTTATAGAGTAGAAAATTCTGGTGAACGTTCATTTACAATTGATCAGATTAGTTCAACAGAAACTCAAAATGCTCAATCAGTTTCATTTGATTATGGAAATTATCTTTCAGTTGTTTCTATTAATGGAACAGTAGATATTGATTGGACACCTGTTAATGTGCAAAATAGTGGTGGAAGTAATATTGGTACCGCTATTGCAATTAACGTTACACCTACAAGAGTTTATTTAACAGCAGTTACTTTAACAGGATCAAATACAATATCAAATATTGCAAGACTCAGCGATGGCTCTGGTTATATTGAAGTTGATCCAAGAATAAGAGAAGCAGGTAGAAAATCTTTACTCTTTAATACTGGTATGAGAAGTGTATTTGGAACAACAGATACATTGATTCCAGTAAGAGATCAAATTGCGGCAACACAAACAGGTAATGTTATAACACTTACAGCAAATCCTGGTGAAGATTTTGATGTTCACCAAAATGATATTCTTGTTGTTGATAATACAAATACAGTAATTCCAGTTTTAAGTACTTCACTTGCACTTAATAATAGTCAACTTACAATTAATTTAGATCCTGCTGCAAGTTCAGCAACAAACGTTACATTATTCTATAATAAAAGATTAATTGGTTCGATTGCAGGTGTTGATCCCTATAATAAAACAGTTGCAGAACCATACGTTAAAGTTAACTTTACAAGTTCGACAACTAAATACAGTTTAGGTTTTCCTGATGTATTTGCTATTACAAGTGTAGAAGATGCAAGCGGTGATGATTATACAAACAGTTTTGTACTTAAAAATAATCAGAAAGATACTTACTATGATATTTCATATATGGAATATATCCAAGGAAGACCACTTCCTGCAAATGGAGTTTTAACTATTAAATTAAAAGTTTTCCAAGTAAGCACATCTTCTGGAGAATTTTATTTTACAATAAACAGTTATCCTAACTCATTAGACAAATATGATATTCCAGTATATACTTCTTCTGTAGGTAATAGATTTAATCTAAGAGAATGCTTTGACTTTAGAGCATATATCAATAAAGATTCTGTAGTAGATTATAACGATACTACTCCAGCTTCTGCTGGTACGGTAACAACCGCAGTTGGTGCATATCCAATTAGTTTTTCAGATCTAGGTTCTCCATTAGTGCCTGCCTCAGCAGCAAGTGCAACAACAGATATTGAATATTATTTGTCAAGAATCGATGCAATCGTATGTGATTCTTATGGAGAAATAAGTTTAATAAAAGGTAAAGAAGCTAAAGAGCCTTCACCTCCTAGAGTAGAAACAGATAAACTTGTTGTTGCTGAAGTTAATATTCCTGGTTTCCCTGCACTCAGTTCTGCAGCTGCTAATACTGCGAAGAAAAGAGAATACGCGATTAAAGCACGTTCTACAGGAATTAAAAATTATACCATGAAAGATCTTCATTCTTTAGAGAAGAAGATTGATAACATGGCTTATTATATTTCATTAAACCAATTAGAATCAGAAACACAAAATCTAAATGTTTTAGATGAAAATGGTTTAAACAGATTTAAAAACGGTTTTGTAGTTGATCCATTTAATGATCTCTCATTAGCAAATATTCAAGATCCATCTTTTAATGCAGCTGTTCCATTTAATCAAAAGATTTTAACACCTGCAGTTAAAACTTATTCTATGGATCTTAAATATAAAACAAGTACTGGAGCTTCGATCTTCCCAACAACATCAGATGCTAAAGTTGGAACACTCGGTCGTAATGCAAATGTTGAAATCATTAATCAACCTTATGCTTCAGGTTTCCGTAATGCAGTAAGTAACTTCTACAAATATCAAGGTGATGGAGTTATTTCTCCACCTTATGATGCTGCATACGATACAACAACAAATCCAGTTACTATTGACATTGATATGTCAACAGCTTTCGAGGAATTTGTTGATAACATTCAAGAATTTTTACCACTCACTGACACAACTCAAACAACTGAATTTAGAGAAGATGCTTGGAGTTGGGGAAGACGTATGGGTGGTCGCGGTCGTAGCGGAACAGAAGTTACGACTATAACAACTCGAACAAGCGAAATTAGTGTATCACAAGGTTCAACACAAGAACAATTTGTTGGAGACTTTGTTTCTAATTTTAGTTTCAAACCATACATGGCCGGCCGTGACATTAAAGTTTATATGTCTGGCTTACGTCCAAATGTACGACATTATTTCTTCTTTGATGGTGTTGACGTTAATGCTCACGTAATTCCAGGTTCACCTGATAATACTGCAGGATCAATTAAACGTAATGGTTCTAAAGGTGACGCTGTTACAACAGATGCAAATGGTGTATTAAGAGCAGTATTTGCTTTACCACCAGAAACATTCTTTGTTGGTGACAGAGTATTAGAAATTGCTGATGTTAATTTATATAATAGTATTGAAAGTGGTTCAACATCAAGAGGGTTTGTTACTTATAGAGCATACAACTTTAGCGTTGAAAAAACAAGTTTAACAACATCAACTCGTCAACCAGAATTTGATGTTAATACAACGACAACTACAAGAAACGTTGCAAGAAGACCAAGAGGTCGTGACCCAATTGCTCAAACATTCTTTATTAAGAAAGGTATGGGACAAGGTTCAAACTCTGTTTACTTATCAGAGGTTGATGTATACTTCAAACGTGTAAGTGATACTAATGGTGTGTCATTACAGGTAAGAGAAGTTGTAAATGGTTATCCTTCAAATCAAATCGTTCCATTCTCAGTTGTACACAAATTACCAACTGATTTAACAAACTCAGTATCTGACGATGCTTCGATCGCAACTACATTTGCGTTTGATACACCTGTAAGACTTGATGTTGAAAAAGAATATGCAATTGTAGTTCAACCAGATGCATCAGATCCTAACTACTTAGTATATACTTCTAAGGTAGGCGGCACAGATTTGACACCAGGAGTCACTCAGGGGGCTGCCATTGTACAGGATTGGGGAGATGGGGTATTATTCAGCTCTACCAATAATAGTGCTTGGAAGTCATACCAGGATGAAGATATGAAATTTACTTTACGTAGACATAACTTCAACACTGCAACTGGTTCTGTCACAATGACAAATAACGATCATGAATTTTTAACAGTTGATAATATTACTGGAAGATTTATTCCTGGTGAAACAATTTATCAAACTAAATCACTTCAAGGTTCAACAAGTGCTACCGTTAACGTACCTATTAATACAAGTACGATGACAGGTACTGCGCTTGATGATACGTATGCTGAAGAAGATTATATTCTTATCGCGAATGCAGGTAATACTCAATCAGATATTTTCCAAATTGTAAGTATTGAAAATGCTACGACACTTACACTTGACAAACCTGCACCTTTTGCAGTAAGTAATGGAACAGGTACACCAGTAGTTATCGGTAAACTTTCATACTACAATATTAATAATCCTTATGAAATGCATTTAGAAGAAAGCTCAGTTAGATCTGGTTCAGTATTTGCGGCGGGTGCAAATATATTAGGATTAGATAGTGGTAAACAAGCAAACGTAGTAAGTATCGATAATATTAATCTTAGTTATATTCAACCGCTTATTAATAAGGCTGTTGATTCAACATCAAGAACATTAGTAAGAGGAACCTTTGTTCCACCTTCTGATGTAAATGTAACTTATAGTATGCCAATGTCATTTAATGATAATAATCATTTTAGTCAAAAAGGTGTAATTGTTTATAGTAAATCAAACGACCCAAATCGTTCAAAAGCTTTTGATATCGTAATTGAAATGGAAAATGATGCTAATGTAACATCAACTCCATTTGTAGATATTGAAACATCAAAACTATTAGCTTATGCATATAAGATTACAAATGACGCAGCAACTTCTTCTAAATATATTTCAAAATCTATTGAATTAGCTGCTGATCTTGATGCTGAAGATTTACACTTAATTGTAACAGGATATCGTCCATCAGGATCTGATATTAAGGCTTATATTAGACCACAAAGTTCTTTTGATAGTGAGCCTTTTGATTCTGTAGATTGGATTGAGCTCGAATTGTTTGAAGGTGTTGGTGTATTCTCAAGTAATACTAATCTGCATGATTATAGAGAGTTTAAGTTTAGAGTATCTGATGATAACAAAGATGGAAATGGAGTTTTAACATATTCTAATGACGCATCAACCAACTGGACAGGATTCAGAAGATTTGCTATTAGAATAGATTTATTATCTCCTAATGTGCATAATGCACCAACATTAAGAGATTATCGCGGTATTGCATTAACCTAGGAGATTTTGTTATGACTAAATTAGTTCGAGACCCACATTCTAACGCGATAGTTAATAACGATATCGAGGCTCTGAATAAATATAAAGTAGAAAGAAGCTATTATAGAAAGGTCGATAAGCTTCAGCAAGATATTCTAGAGATCAAAAGAAGCATTATTACAATTTACGAAAAAATAGAAAAATTGGAAAATAGATAGAGATGGCTAAACCAGCATTACCAAATATAACAACATCGCAAACTTTTCAAAACTGGTTTGATAAGACTAACGATCTTGTTGATATTTTTAGAACAGATGCAATTACTGCATCCGCATTAGGCGACCAAACAACAGGTGATGCTACTCTTGTTGGTGACTTTACTGCAACTAATTTAATTGCAAGTACTTTATTATCATCTGACACAATAGCCTCTCGTACTGGTGGACAAACAATACAATTTAATTCACCAATTCAAGTTAATGGTTCATCAGCAACAACAGCAATATTTAATTATGGTGCATCAGGCGGACAAGTAAGATTTACAAATGGTAGTGTAAGTTGGGATGTTGGTATGGAAAATTCCAATCCAGCAAACTTCATTATCGATACTGGTACAGGTGCTAATAAGTTTCAACTATCAACTGCCGGTACATTAACAGTTCCTGACGCAGTTGTAACAGGTTCTTTAACTGTTGGAAGCTTGTCAATTGGTGGTGGTGGATCTGGATTAAGTTCAGACGATCTTACAGAAGGTACAACAAACTTATTCTATACAGATGATAGAGCGAGAGCAGCGTTTGGAGCAGGACAAAATATTAACATCACTAGTGGCGGTAATATTGAAACTATAGATGATGTACAATTTGAAAGCGTAACAATTAAAGATGGAGTTGCGACAAACGGATTTGATCCAAGTGGTCTTGGTACTCGTTGGTTATGCACATCAAGTGGTACAGGTCTATTAAGTGAAACTCAATTAGAACTTGAAATAGGTAGAGGAACTCCTGGCGGAACTAGTGCTTGGACAAAAGTTTTACTTATTGACGGAACAAGATTCGTAACAGAAGGAAATCTTTATGTTAACGGTGCAAATGGTGTTAGATCAGAAAATGGAATAATTTGTGGTTCTTCAAGCGATAATTCAAAATTAAGTATATTTTATGGTGATGTGGCTTGGTATGAAGGTTCCACAGCAAAAGCAAGAATTTATGAAAACGGAAATATCGTAACGGTAGGCGATATTACATCAAATGGTACACTGTCAGATCAAAGATTAAAAGAAAATATAGTACCAATTAATAATGCGCTAGATACAGTACAACGAATTAACGGTTACACATTTAACTATAAAGACAACCCAGAGCAAAAATTACCAGGTGTAATTGCTCAAGAAATTGAAAAAGTTTTACCAGAAGTAGTATATGATGTGCAAAAAGAAGATGAAACATATAAAGCGGTAAGATATAGTAATATCGTACCTCTTCTTTTAGAAGCAATAAAAGAATTGACAGGAAAGGTAAATGATTTAGAAAATCGTCTTAATAACGGCGATAATTTGTAATTGGTCTAATAAATAAAAAGAAACAGGGAAGACTAATCAATGTCAAAAATTTCAGAACTAGGTACAATTACAGGTGCAAATACCAGGTCGGAAGACCTGTTCGTTATTGTTAACCTTGTTCAAGGTGACGATGGTACCAAAAACATAACTCGTAAAGAATTAGTCGAAGCCATTCAATACGAGATTTTTTCAAGAATCACCATCACTGGAGGTACTATCTCCGGTGTTGTCATGTCAGATTCAAGACTTGATAATGTTATTATTGACAATTCAGATATTGAAGATACAGATTTTGTTCGTGGTAGTATTGATAGAACCGAAATAACAAACTCTGACGCTAACAACATTGTAATGTCTTACTCTTCGTTCCAGCTTGGAACGATATTTGCTACAACAGCAAATACAATGACAATTACCAATTCTGATTTCTCAGATGGTACCGCAAATAATATTGTCATTACTCAATCAGAATTTAATGATGGTACTGGTAACAACGTAGTACTCAATAATTCAACCATCGATAGTTCAACATTCCAAAATGGCGATATGTCTAATGTTGATGGTGATAATATTAGACTTGCTAATTCATCATTTACTGATGGCACAATCTCAAATTCTACAGCAAACAATATTGTCATTACTCAATCAGAATTTAATGATGGTACAGTTAATAATACAGTCATTTCAAGTTCAGAATTCAATAGCGGTACAATGTCTACTGTTGTTGGTGTTGATGTATCTCTTTCAAATTCAGATATTACAACAACAGATATTAGTGCTTCTAATTTCTATGAAGGAAATATTAGTAATACTGTTATCACAACTTCAGAATTTAATGATGGTACAGTTAACAATACAGTTATTACTCAATCAGAATTTAATGATGGTACAGGCAATAATGTAGTACTTACAAATTCAACAATTGATTATTCCGTATTCCAAAATGGATCCATTTCAAATACCTCATTTGCTGGTACAATGGACGGAGTGGTTGCTAACGATTTAACGATTACCAGTTCTTCAGCTGATGGATTATCTTCAACAAATTCATCATTCGATAATGGTACACTTTCACAATCAACATTCTCAGGTGGTGTAATTGATTCATCTCAACTTGTTGACTTCGATATGGAGCTTACTAAAGAGTTTGAAGCTCCTATTGATGAAGAAAGTTACTTTGCAATTCGAAATGAAAAAACTGGTGAAACAGAACAAATTTCTTACAAACAATTATTCAACGAAGTATCAAAATCTACTCAATCAGCATTAAAAGTTTCTGTAGATGCTGCTAAAGGTAATGACGAATATCCAGGTACTGAATTACAACCAGTTCGTACACTTGAAAGAGCATGTGAACTTGCTTTAGAAAAAGCAGGTGGTTCTTATGATAGAAACTCATTAAACAACGCAGTTCATATTGAAGTAGGACAAGGTACTTATTATACAAAAGGTGAACTTGCAATTCCAGATGATTGTGCGGTTACTTCTAAAGCTGGACAATATGCTACAGTTATTGAAGCACTTCCTGGTTATGAAAATAATAACTGTTGGTTAGTTGGTTCTGGTAACTACGTTCAAGGTTTTGCTTATATGAACTGGAAAATCGATAACTTCGATTATCCAGAAGGTGGATTCGCCGTTGCTTACAGACCTGGTGCTAAGTTACTCCGTTCACCATACATCAGAGACAGTTCTCAATTATCTAACTTTAACAGGGTAGATGTTGAACCACCTCTAAACCCATATAACAGTAAAGGTACACTCGACGATTTAGGTAGAGAGTTTACATTAAGTAATGTGTCAGCTGTTAGCGGATTTGCAGTTGATGATGAGATTACATTCTCATCTGGTGCAGTTGGTTTCGTATCTTATGTTTCTGAACTTGCTTCTGATAATAAGATTCACGTAAGAAACTTAAAGAACAACAAAGGTTTTGCGGTTGGAGATACTATTACATCTGAATCTGGTGGTACTGCTACAATCGACGCAATTGGTATCGACGACTTCCCTAACAGATTAGTTGGAAGAGGTGGTGGATGTCTACTTGCAGATAGAAGAGTATTAGACCCAGATTCATTATATACTTACGTATTATGTTTCGGTTTCACACCTCGTTCTCAAAACGGTATGGGTTATGTTGCTCGAGACGGTGCTGGTGTTAACGGTATCGGTTCTCTATCCATTTTCGTACGATGCGCATTCTATGCATTGAATGGTGGACAAATGACACTGAACAACTCAGGTACTCAGTTCGGTGACATCTCAATGAGAGCAAAAGGTACAACTCAGTTCTTCGCACCTAAATCAACTAACGCAACTATATTTGGTAACACAGTATTTGCTGACACTATCGAGAATGCTTATGACGATATCGTTGATGATATGGTTGAATATCTCACTGCAAATTCAGCAAATGGTGGATTAGGTTATACTGGTTATGATGCAGGTAAATGTGAAAGAGATAGTAGAATTATTGTTGATGGATTAGGATACGATATTGCACTTGATTCTAATTATTGGGGTAGATTAGCTGGTATTACTTATCGCTCACCAATTTCATACATTGTTCCAGGAGATCAATTAGAAGAAACTCTTGGCGCTAACCAATACTTGCAATCGCGCGTTGAATCTATTTTTGAAGGTTCAACTGAAATTATTAATCGCGCAAATACTTCAATGCAAGAACTCTATAATGTTCTTCAATATGGTGAAGAAAATATGAACCCAATTACATGGGTTGATTCTGGTAAAGTTGAAAGAACAGCAGCTAGAGAATTATTACAAGACAACAGATCATTTATCCAAGATGAACTTACAGATTGGATTGACAATAACGACGAATTCTTTGCTTACGATAGTGTAAAATGTAGAAGAGATGTTACAGAATATATTTTACCTGCCGTTAAGTACGATATGTTATTAGAAACAAACTATAATGCAGTAACTGCAGGTAATGCTTATTACATGAATGCTGCTAAGAAAGTTATTGATAAACAAAGAGATGAAACAATCTCTGCATATCGAAGACTTAAAGATCAAACAAACGAAATACTTGACGCAAACAGCTATATTGGTTCTGCAAGATCTGATGAAGCATTTGACGAAATTATTGGAATACTTGAAGGTGATGGTGGAAGATTTGCACAAGTAGATGCTTCTTATACACCTACAGATGCGACATACGATCCAGTAACTGGAATTATGACAGTAACAATTGGTTCACATAATTTTGCAGTTGGTGATTCATTCTTTATCAAACCAAATGGAATGACATTTAGTTGTGGTAGTGGTGTAACAATTTCTCACCCAAGAACAACCGATCCTTTCTATAACAAGCCATACGTTGTTCTTAATAAAACAGCAACAACAGTAACTGTTCAAGCAGGTGACGCAAATGGTTATACAGGTGCTCATACATTTGTGAGTGCTTATAAAGATGCAATAACTGCAGCTTCTGATGTTGCATGGACTCCTATAGATGGAACATACGATGCAGAAACTGGTATTGCTGTACTTACACTTGCTGGTAGACATGGATTAAGTGTTGGAGATAAAGTAATTCTCAAGCCTGGAAGTATTTCATTCTCTTGTGAGGGTGATGGTACAGTCACAACACTATCGCATCCAAGAGTTGGAGATCCTGCTTACAGAAGTCCTCTAGAAATTGAAGCAACAACTCCAACATCAATTACAATTAATGTTGGTCCTGCGGCTTATGTTGCTCCACATACTTTTGTAAGTGCAGACGTAAATTCAGTTATTCTTGCAAGTTCTAAAATAAGATTCTCTGATAATACAAATATTATTTCAAGTAAGCGTAACGCACGAATTCAATTACAGAATAACAAAAACTTTATTCAAGATCATATGATGGGTTATATTGATTATAACTACTTCAGATATGATTCAGAAAAATGTGAAAGAGATGTTATTCAGCACATTTTACCAGCAATCGAAAGAGATATTATTACTGGTACAAACTTTAATGCTAAACAAGCAGGTGTTGCATACAGACAAGGTAATCAAGGAACATTAAGAAACTGGTATAACGAAAGACCAGAAACAGTTGGTGCCTTTAACGAATTAAAACAACTTATTGCTAATAACACTATTACTGATGCTGCATCAATTCATAGATCTGACGAGTCATTTAGACAACTTATTGATATTGTAGAAAGTAAAGGTAAATCATATACTCCAACTAATGGAACATACGATCCATTAACTGGTATTACAAGTCTTACAATTGGTGCTCACGACTTTAAACAAGGTGATAAAATTGTATTAGATGATTTAAGTTTAACTTGGCAGTGTGGTTCTCCTTCTGTTAATATTGTGCATCCAAGACCCACAGATCCTGCCTACAGGACTCCTTTAACAATTAATAAGGTTACCTCAACCACAATTGAATTTAATGCTGGAGATGCCGGTGGTTATACTGGTGCACATACCTTTGTAGCTGCTGATGCTGATTGTGTTAAAGCAGCAACATATATTCCAACATTCTCATTATCAACTGCTACATACGATCCTATCACAGGAGAATTTGAAGCAACAATCGGGCAACACTCATTTGTAGTTGGTGATTATGTAGAAATTAAACCAGAGAGTGTTGTATTTGAATGTAATAGTATTGAAATCGTTCATCCAAGACCTACAGATCCAGCGTATAAAACACCTGTAAAAATTACAGGAATTACTTCTACAACAATTACGATGAATGTTGGAGATGCTAACGGTTATACTGGTGCACATACCTTTGTAAGAGCAGATGACGATTGTATTGTTGGAGATCCTATCATTTGGACAGATCCTTCAAATTACTTACAATATTATACACCAACAACAGCTACATACGATCCAGTAACTGGAATCAGTGTCGTAACGATTCCAGGACATAATTTATTAGTTGATGATTATATTGAATTTGCTCCATACAGTTTAACATTTACTTGTGCTTCTGATGGTAATGCAACAGAACATTCATACCCAAGAAAAGGTGACGGCAACTATAATACTCCAATGAGAATTACAACTGTTGCTGGTGATGATATTACAGTAAATGTTGGAGTTGGTGCTGGTGGTGCTCATACATTTGTATCTGCAGCAAATCATGCTGTTGCTAAAGTAACATATAATTCAGACGGACAAAGAGCTGCAGAGCAATTACAAATCAATAGGAACATGATTCAAGACGAAATCATGGCTTATTTAGATGATAATTATTTTGTATTTGATGGAGCAAAATGTTCAAGAGATACAGGTTTAATTCTTGATGCAATACGAAGAGATGTTGCAACAGGTTCAAATTATAACGCAGTGTTTGCAGGTCTTTCATATCAACTTGGTTCAGGAAGTATTAATCTAGTTGTTTCAGATCAATTACCACAAACTACTGGTTCGATTAATTTCTTAAAATCAGAAATTGCAAATGAATTAACAGGAAATTCTTTAACAAGAGCAAATGCAGCATTCGATGAAATAATTGATATTCTAAATAACGGTACTGGTAATGCTGATGTTCTTACATTTGGAACAAACACTGTAAGCGCAAATCATACAACCGCAAGAACTGCATTACAATTAAACAAAGCATTCCTAGCAGCTGAAGTTACAGCATATATTGCTCAAACTTGGCCAAATCTTGTATATGATGTTGCTAAGTGTGAAAGAGATACAGGATTCTTGATCGACGCAGTTTCTTGGGATATCCAACATGGTTCAAACGCAGCTTCTGTAAACTTCGCTAGAATGTATTATGATAATGCAATTTCTGTATTACCAGGTGATCAAATTTTACCAACTGCTAAAACATGGGCACACATTGCAGAAGTATGTTATCAAATTGTTAGAGACCAAGCAGTTTCAGTAACAAGCGGTAATGCTGCAACACAAGATGTTTCACAAACAGATGCAGGTATTGCAGTTGCTAATAAAGTTAAAGAATTAGTAGAAATTACAACTAACGTTATTAGAGACAATACACTTACTTGGTTACCAGAATATGTAGAACCAATTATTGAAACTGGTTATGCTGATGCAGTTAATAAGATTGATGGACAAACAGAGGTTCTTCAAGATGACGTTATCGGTTATGTAAGAAGAGAATGGAAAGGTTTACCATACGATAAAGCGACATGTAGAAGAGATGTTGGTCTTATTATTGACGCCGTTTCTAAAGATATTATCTATGGTGGTAATGCTAATACTATTGAAGCAGCAAAATACTACTTTAGATTAGATAATGAAATTTCTGCTGATTTAGAACAACTCAGATCAATTAACGTTCTTCCAATTGAAGTTTCAGGACAATTTAGAGATACTGCTGAAACATACAAGACAGCAAACGTTTCAGGTTTACGTACTTTAATTAATATTCTTCCTGAAGAGCAACGCATACCTACAAAACTTGCATTCCAAAGATTAGCTGATGTTGCAAGCGATGTTGTACAAGAAATTTCAATTACTCCTTCAGCAAATAATGTTCCAACACAAGATACTTCTGGAACACCGGCTGACGCGGCAACAGGTACTGCGGTACATGATCTTATAGAAATTATTGCTAATGTAGTAGATGACGCATCTGACGAAAACTTAACTACAACACAAGTTGATCCTACAGTTGATTCAAATAGAACACAAGCACGTAAGCAAATTCAATTAAACAAAGACTTTATTGCTGCCGATACGATTGCATACTTAAGAGACAAATACTTTACTTTCGATGGAGATAAGTGTAAGCGTGATATCGAAACAATTGTTAAAGCAGTTGCAAGAGACGTATTAGCAGATTCAAACTTCAATTCAGTCTTTAATGGATTAGCATATCGTTCAGGTACTGCTGGAACAAATCTAGTTGTGAATGAACAACTTACAGAAACAATTAAAGGTGTTGAATACGCTAGAGACATCGCAGTAAGATCGATTACTGATGATGGTGCAAGAGAAAGAGCACAAGCAGCATTTAATGAAATTATTGATATTATGGGTAATAATACTCCTGATACAATATCATTTGGAGCTGCTTCACAAGCTGGTGCTAATGGCATCAACGCAAGAGAACAATTACAAAATAACAAAGCATTCATGCAAGCTGAAATGACTGCTTGGATTGCACAAAACTATGGTTCACTAGTTTATGATTCAGCTAAGTGTGAAAGAGATCTTGGATATATTATTGATTCAGTAACTTGGGATGCAATGCACGGTGGTAATGTAGCTTCAAGATGGAATGCTAATATCTACTTCGAAAACGCAGTAGCAATATTACCTGAAGATCAAAGAGCTCCAACCGCTGCAGCATTTGCTCATATCGCAACGGTTGCTGAATTAGTTGTTCAAGATTCTGCAGTAACAAAAACTACTGGTAATGCTGAAAATCAATCATTCGCATCTGGTAATGCAGGTGCTGCAATGGCATTAAAAGTTAGACAAATGTTTGAATTAGTTTCTGATGCCATAGATAATGATGGTATTGATAGTTTACCAGCTGAAGAACTTCCAAATCTTGCAGGTTATCAAGCAGAATATCAAACAGCTTATGCTCAACTCGTTACTTCAATATCAGGTATTCAAGATGGAATTCTTACTTATCTTGCAAGATTCTTTGAAATTCTTCCTTATGATGAAGATAAATGTAGAAGAGATATTGGATATGTTCTTGATGCAGTATCACATGATATTCAATACGGTGGTAATGCAGCAACATTAAATGCCGCTTATATGTATTTTGATAATGCAGTAAGTACACTACCAGTATTCCAGAGAGAAGCAAGTAAGAAAGCATTTACTCATGTATCAAATCTTGTTGAGCAATGTGTAAGAAGACTTGATGTAGATCAAACAGATTGGGTTAAGCGTAAGTTTGGTGTAAGTACAGCAACTTATAGTCCAACCACTGGAGAAACTGTTATTACAACAACTTCACCTCATTATATGAGTGTTGGCGATCATATTATTATCGCAGAAGAAGGTATAACATTCGAGTGTGGTTCACCTGCTGTTCAAATTTCTCATCCAAGAAGAACCGATCCTGCATTTAAGAAACCTCTTGAAATTACAGCAGTAACTTCAAATACATTTACTGTAAATACTGGATATGCAAAACAATACACAGGTGCACATACTTTTGTAAGTGCAATACCTAATGCAATATTACAAATTGATGGTAATATAGAAAAACAAGATCAGACACAAATTGCTGGTAGCCCAGAAATCGCAATAAGAGCTCAAAACCTAGTTAAGATTGTTGCCAATGTCGTAGATAAAGGATCTTACGTTTCATTCCCAGATCGCGTAGATCCTGTACAAACATGGCAAAGAACTCCATACGTAGCATCTAAAGAATTGATTGAAGATGAAAGCGTTAACCTAGCCGCTTCGATCTTAAATTATATTTCTAATGTTCATAACGGATTGAGTTTCCCTGAACAAAGGTGTAGAAGAGACATTGGATACTTAATCGATGCTATCTCTCATGATATTCAATATGACGGAAACTATGCAACACGTATCGCAGCTCAAATTTACTTCGATTGGGGTGTGAGCGTATTACCTGCAGATACAAGAACTCAAACTGCTGATGTATACAACTACTTAGGAACAGTTCTTGATGCGGTTGTTCAAGAAGATGGAAGTATTGCAAATACAACATATACTGATACACCATTTGATACAACAGGTACACCAGCAACTGCGGTTGAAGGTGCAAGAGTTTCTGACTTAATCGGAATTGTAGAAGATGTTATCAGAGCAAATTCACTTGATTCAATGCCTGGTTTAGTACAACCTACAACAGCTTGGGTTGCTTCAGACGTTATAGGTGCAGCTCAACAGATTGATGATAATCTTGAAATTCTTGCTAACGATATGATTGAATATATCAATACAGAATTTGATGTTCTTGATTATAACAGAGATAAGTGTAGAAGAGACGTAGGTTACTTACTTGACGCATTCTCTTATGACTTGAACTATGGCGGTAATATCGCATCAAGATGGAATGCAGATTTCTACTTCTGGAATAATCAATATAGAGTCCCTGAAGATCAAAGAGTTGCAACAGCAAAAGCTTATAAGCAACTCGGTGTAATTTGTAAAGATATTGTTGTAGGAAAATATCCAAATCAGGTTGCTCTTGGCGAACTTGGAACTCAAGTTGAAGCCGAAAAAGTACAAAATCTTGCTAATATTTTCTATAAGACACAATTCTTTAAAGATACTAAGTACTTACCTGCTAAAGAAGAACCAGATTATACATACTCAGGAGATCAATTCACAAGTGCTCAATTTATTCTTGAGCAAAATAAACTCGATCTTGCATTTGATGTTGTAAGATTTGTTAATAGCACATACGACTTTATCGATATTGGATTAACAAGAAGAGATGGTTACAACTTGCTTGAAGCTATTACAAACGACTTCAGATATGAAGATGCTTCTGCAGGTACACCAGTATATGGAGACGTAGCAGGATCTCAAAAATCAACAAGATCATTTACTGCAGCATTCTTCGATCAGAAAGGACAGCACACATTCCCAGTATTTAATCCATCTAATGCGGCTTATAAGTATCAAGGAAGTGTTGAACAACTTTCAGATCTTGCGGCAATAACAGGACAAAAACCAAACCATGCATATATTGTTGCATCTAACTATGCAACTAATCATTTCGCTGGAGATATATATTACTGGAACGGAACAACATGGGTACTAGATGGACCTAATGATACATCGTTATTAGATGCCTTCACTGGTGCTTGGGATAGAATGAGAGATTATATTGTTGATAATCTATCACCTAACTCACAGCATGACTTAATGGTTGAAGGATTATTTAATGATTGTCTAAAAGATAATATCTTAAGACCTGAAACTCTAGTATTTGGTTCCTTGGTAGAATCTATTGCTCACCAGTTTAATGGTGCATCCGCGGGTGTTAACAGAAATGCTCTACCTCTAAACTTTAGAAACTTAGGTTCTGCTATATCAGCGGTAGCTTCGGTACTAAGTGAAGACGGTGGTAGAATTAGATGGTCTGGTGCGGATGAATTGAATAACCAATACTTCGCAAGAGGTCTAAGAATTAATGGTAGAACAGGTCGAATTGAAGGACGACCATTTACATCTTCTGTAAGAAAACTTGCAAGAAGAGCTTCAAACAGTAGAGCAGTAATTTAAATTAATATAGGATAAAATAATGCCAACAACAATTACAACTTCTCAGGCACCTGACGCAAAACCAGTTGCCGTCAATTTAGTAGTATCGACAAACTGGCAAGTCATTATTGAAGTTCCTCAGTACGAGGTTCCTGAACTAGTTTTTGGTGGATCAACAACTGTTGAACCAGGTGTTGGTGAAGTTATTTCACCTCTAATTTTGTGTAACACAACCGCAAACACAGTCAATATTGACGTAAGAGTACATAGGGACGATGTCAATCAAGAGTTTTATATCTTGAGATTATTGCCTGTGCCAGGTTATCAAACAATTCCAATTCCTTTGAATGGCCAATTCTTAAAGAGTGGTGATACGTTAGAAATCAAAGCTGACACAGATTTAGCTGTACATTCAACATTATCATTTACACTTGGTCAATCTGAGGAAGATGACGTTGTTTAATGAAATAAATATTATAATGATTAACGGAGAATAATTTAAATGTCCTTTGGAACACTAACAGGAAAAAGTCAGTTAATAGGCTTTGGTAATCCTCAAGCCTATCCGATTACACTCGACCCAGTTGCTTATGAGGGTGCGGTTGTCTATGCTGATAATGATAAATTATATTTTTCTGATGGTACACAATGGATTGAATTATTAAGCGGTGGTACAGGAACCACAGTTGACGCTATTCTTCCATTCGCATTTATTCGAGTTGACGGAACAGGTAATATTACAGGTACCGGAATTTCATCTTCGAATTGGGATGCAGGTAATGGCACATTAGACTTTACTTTTGATACTGCTCAACCTGATACTGATTATACTGTTGTCACTGATGGTGAATTGAATGATGATGCTCGTTTAGTATCAATTCAAAGTAAAACAGTAAATGGTTTTGAAGCTTCATTCTATGACAGCAATGGTAATGTAACAACTCCGTCTACATCAAGTGCATTTGCTATTATGGTATTTGCATCTGATCCTGTTAGTCAAATAGGACAAGGACAGCAAGGTATCCAAGGTGCCACTGGTGCTCAAGGTTTACAAGGTTCTTATGGTCCTGGTTTTAATATTATCGGTTCAATCGCGGGTCCTGGTGACCAATCTTCATTAAATACAGCATTTCCAGGTGCAACAACAGGTCAAGCAGTTGTTGATCAATCTGACGATACACTTTGGGTTTATGATGGATCTGTTTGGGTTAACATTGGTACATTCCGCGGTGTTCAAGGTTTCCAAGGCCCACAAGGTATTCAAGGTGTTCAAGGTCCTTTAGGTAATGAAGGTATTCAAGGGGAAAGAGGTTTCCGTGGTTTCCAAGGTGTTCAGGGTTGGCAAGGAACACAGGGTGTTCAAGGTGATTTAGGTTTCCAAGGTATACAAGGTTTTAGAGGACCTCAAGGTGTACAAGGCATTACAGGTATCCAAGGTGATTTAGGTTTCCAAGGTATACAAGGACGTATTGGTCCACAAGGTGTTCAAGGCATTACAGGTATTCAAGGTGATACTGGTACTCAAGGTGCTACTGGAGACTTTGGTGGTATCACATATGATTATACTTATTCAAATAATACAGTAGATTCAGATCCAGGAACTGGTATCGTTAAATTCTCAAGTACTAACTTGGCCGCTGTTGGTCTTTATATGTATGTTGATGATGAAGATGATGGCGGTGTTGGAGTTATGGACGGTATCGCCACTGAATTAGCTGGCGTCGGTGGTCCTATTAAAGGTTATGTTAGAGCAGTTAACGGTAATAACATATATGACCAAGTATTATTCAGAATTGAAGGTGTTACAGACAGAACAGGTTACTGGCAATTTGATGTTGTAAGAGTTTCAGGTGTAACTGGATTAACTAACGGAACTGATATTAGACTTTCCTTCATGAAAGAAGGTGAGCAAGGTATCCAAGGTACAACTGGTATTCAAGGTACTACAGGTACACAAGGCCCGCAAGGAACACAGGGTCTTCAAGGTTTACAAGGCCCACAGGGCACAACTGGTATTCAAGGTAATACTGGTATTCAAGGAACACAAGGTACAAGAGGACCTCAAGGTGTTCAAGGTTTACAAGGCATTACAGGTTCACAAGGTGTTCAAGGTAACACAGGTGATTTCGGTGGAATCACATATGATTATACCTATAGTGATAACGTAGCCGCTGCCGATCCTGGTATAGGCTTCTTAAGAATTAATAATATCGCCTTTGCTTCAGCAACGCAAATATACATCGATGATCAAGACGATGGTAGCACAAATGTAATGGACGGTTTAATGACCGATCTTGCTGCTTCAAGTTCTGGTGTTAAAGGCTATGTAAAAATTATACAAGCATCTAATGTTAATAATTTCGTAACATTTAGAATTGATGACATTGTAAATGGAACAGGTTATTGGGTACTTGATGTCGCTAAAATGAATGGTATTAATTCATTATCAGATGGCGAAGATATTCGTGTAACCTTCTCAAGAACTGGTGATCAAGGTACACAGGGTATTCAAGGTATCCAAGGTCTATTAGGTATTCAAGGTATTCAAGGGCTTCAGGGAGTACAAGGTGAAAAAGGTATCCAAGGTGATACTGGTATTCAAGGTTTCCAAGGTATTCAAGGTGAAGCAATTCAAGGTATTCAGGGCGTTCAAGGAACGACTGGTATTCAAGGTTTACAAGGATTACAGGGTAACGCTGGTGCAACTGGTGCACAAGGTATTCAAGGCCTACAGGGCACAACAGGTATTCAAGGTCTACAAGGACTTCAGGGTGAGCAAGGACAATATGGTGGTTTAACTTGGATATGGA